CAAGCGCATCGCAGACCTGTGGAGTGTGTATCTTGAAACTGAGATAACACCTTCACAGGTCGCTTTGTGTTTATGTCTTGTGAAAATAGCTCGCTTGATTGAGACACCTGACCACGAAGATTCATTCATAGACTTGGCAGCATATGCCGCGATTGCAGGGGAGATTGAATCAAAATGGAAATGATCACACTTGTTCCAACTCGTGGGCGACCACAAAATGCCGTTGAACTCTTAGCCTGTCACGATGACCTTTCATCTGCCTCACGCTTGCTCTTCATTGTTGACTATGACGACCCAAAGGCAGATGAATACATCTTTGAAGTAGGCGATGATTATGTGATCACCTGCAACAATGACTCTCGCGGTATGGCAAAGCCACTCAATTATGTGGCACGCAAATATCAAGACAAATACAAGTATTTCACCTTCGTTGGCGATGACCACCGCCCACGCACCGCCGATTGGGATGTGAAACTCATTGCGGCGTTGCAACAGGCACCGTCACTTGCCTACGGCAATGACCTACTTCAAGGCAAGCGCCTTCCAACGATGGTCTCAATGACATCAGACATTGTTGGCGCACTTGATGGCATGGTGCCACCGAATATGAAGCATCTTTACCTGGACAACTTTTGGAAGAAATTGGGCGAGGATTTAGGCGCTTTGACTTATCTTGAAGATGTCATTGTTGAGCATATGCACCCCGTTGCAGGAAAAGCTGAATGGGATGAGGGCTATCGTGAGGTCAATGCACAGGAAGTTTATTCTGCCGATGCTCTTGCATACAAAAATTACATTGAATCAGAAGCATATGAGGTCTTACTGAAGAAACTTCGCAAATGAAACAGGCAATATCCTTTTCTTTGTATGGGTCAGACCTTCGATACTGTGTCGGGGCAATCAAAAACGCCATTATTGCTCAACAGATTTTGGATGAGGAATATGACCTCATCTTCTTCGTGGGGCAATCGGTGCCTTCCTGGGTAATCTCAACCCTTCGCCTGTTTCCCAATGTGCAAATTATTCAAACAGATGCACCTGAAGATCACACCGCCAAGTTGTGGCGATTTCTTGCTTGTGAACTAGATTATGACTTTGTTGGCTTCCGTGATGCCGATGCTCGACTGTCTTTGCGTGAACTCAAGGCACACGAGGAATTCATTGAGTCAGGTCTTGATGCTCACATCATGAAGGATCACCCTATTGGTCACAACTATCCCATCAATGCAGGTATGTTCACAGTTCGCTCGGCACTCTTCAAAGACATCCGCGCCCTGATTGAGTCTGTTGAGATCAAGGACTATTACACCCAAGACCAAGACTTCCTGAAAAATCTGATTTACCCACGCATTCAATTTTCATGCTTTGTCCATGACGAGTTCTACGATACAGCCGTTGAAGGCAAATCCATCCGCAAGCCATATCTGCTTGAACCTGTCAACAAGGTAAGTCATATTGGTGCAGCTTTAGACGAGAATGATAGGTTTATCTTCACCGTTGATCAACAGAAATCTGTGACTTTATCGGGTGATGATAAATACTTGTACGAGTGGGGGCAATAATGAAAATTCTAATCACAGGCGATGCCGGCTTTGTTGGGCGTGCATTTCATCGTGCGCTTGCAAAACAACGCCACGACATCACAGGCATTGACCTAGTAAATGGCAAAGAGGTTCGACATTTCTTTGCAACTGACAACACACAGTTTGACATTGTGATTCATCTCGCGGCGATTGTCGGTGGGCGAATGACTATTGAGGGGAACCCTCTGTCAGTTGCCTCTGACCTTGCCATAGATGCAGATATGTTCCAATGGGCGCTGAGAACTCGCCCGAAGCATATTGTGTATTTCTCATCAAGTGCGGCTTATCCAATCTTCTTGCAAAGACTGCAATATCAGCAAAAACTGCGCGAAATTGACATCAATCTTGAACATATTCGAACACCTGACTTCACCTATGGTTGGGCAAAGTTGTCAGGTGAAATGCTTGCCTCATATGCGAGAGGTGAAGGTCTGAAGGTAACTGTATTGCGACCATTTAGCGGATACGGTTCAGATCAAGCACTTGATTACCCATTCCCATCCTTTATTGCACGCGCCAAGCGCAAGGCAGACCCATTTGAAGTTTGGGGAAGAGGAACCCAGGTACGCGACTTCGTTCACATTGACGATGTTGTTGGCGCTACTTTTGCAGCCGTGATCAATGATGTGGGTGTCATGAATATCTGCACAGGTCGCCCAACCTCATTCATTGAGTTGGCAGAAATGGTCATGTTGCAAGCAAATTATCTTGCCCCTATCAAAAACAATCTTGATGCGCCCATAGGCGTTGAATACCGCGTAGGCAGTACGACTCAAATGTTCCAAGTATATGAACCAAAAATTTCTCTTGAAGAAGGCATTGCTCTAGCATTTGCCGAATAAGAAATCCCCTTCACCATTGGTCGGTCATGGTGAAGGGGATTTCTTTGTCATTTTTAGAGAATATCGGATGGGTATTTGATTCCTTTCAGTTCCTTCTTGATGTGATGATTGATTGCAAGTGCGATGAAGATTTTTGGAATTTCAGGTTCAGCTTTTTGTTTCTTTGGTAACAAGACAAGCGGTATCAGTACCCAAAAACCAAAGAAGAAGGCGCAGATTGACCAAAAGATGTGCTTCCTGCCAAAACCCATTGCAACGAGTGCAACAATCGGAACTGCAAGCACATTCAACCAACTCATATCCACTCCATCATCGGTGCAGGTTGGATGTCTTTGACGACCTCATAGAACTTGCCTGATTCGTGCAATGATCCTGCGCCCACGACATATCCATTGTGCTTGATGTCAACACCCTCACGGAGTTTGCCTTTGAACTTCGCATCGGCAGGGGCGGTGTAATACAGATGCAAGCCATCGCCTGTTGCAACTGTGAATGTGTCTAAGTTCAGACCTTCAGTTGTTCCGCCGTTTCGATAATCAATGTCAAAGACAACTAAGTTTGAAGGGGCGCAAGCGATACCAATGTTGAGCATCGGTGCGCGAGTGAACCATTTCTCAATGGATTCAATGTCAGTTGTCGCTGACTTATATCCATGAGTTGCAATGGGAAAGAATGGTGTCTTTTGATAAGGAGCAACAGGCAAGATGTGCCATCCTCTTTCGGCAAAGGCAATGGCGGTTTTAGCTTTTGTCATTTGATATATCCCTTCAAAAAGTCAACGATTACTTCGGAAACTGATTTGCCTTCTGACTGTGCCTTCGCCTTCGCCTTCGCCCATAATTGGTCGCTGACTCTGACTGACCTGATTTTCTTTCCAACCATTACAACACCACACATTCGCTCATTGAACCCCAACACCATCCAAGAAACTCTGCATTGGGTGCATCAATTCCAACCCACCACAGGTTTGCCGATATGTGGAAAAGCACATAAATTAAAAACACAATACCGATTGCGCGTACTTGCTTGCCACGCTTTGTGATCATTAGTTCTCATCCATTTCTTCTTGTAGTGCTGAAAGCATTTCAAGGTGATATTGCTCTTGCTCGCGTTCATTGCAAGAGTTTGCTTCCTTTGCTTGCTCTAGGTGATATTCAGCGACATCTTTGATTTTCATTTTGCACCTTCCTTTGGTGAACAATTGTTGCAATGTAAGCGATGAATACTTCCTGTCTTAGTTTTTGTTTCTAGTGTGTATTGCATTTGCAAACCACAATACTTGCAAGTAAGCGCCCTTTTTAATTCATTACTCATCATCATGCACCTACCTTTGAGCGACATTCTTCGCACCAATCAGAAACTTCATTTGCATTTGCCCACAAACGAGTTTTATTTGTATCTTGAACAATTCCACCATGTGTTTCACACATCAATAACCACTTGCCACCATCTTCAATGCAAAGTCCTTCATCTTCTGTGAGACAAAGTGTCACGATGACATCTCCGACTTTCTTGCTCTTAGTTGTTGCGTTCATTTCTAGCTCTTTCCTGTGGGAGCCGTTCCCCCTACAAGAACAACGATACTCTCATCCATACGGATGTCAATACACAACACAAACAATCTTTCGGGTGTCGGACTGCCCTGTGGATAACTTCTATGCGACCATTGGGGCATTCCAAAGGAGAGGGGATGAATGATGCTTTTGGTCGTTATTGGGGGCGCAATCGCCGTCACAGGGCTTGTGTGGGGGCTTCTAGCCCTTGAGGACAGGTTCACCGCACAGATTACACACTCAGAGGGTGGGTGGGGCTATTGATCAACCGCGACCCACTCTTTTCGGTTCACAATGCCCTCAATGGCGATGTGGTCATTTACTTAGAAGAACGAGATGCCAACTGCGATCTGATTGAGGATGTCGTCACCCAAGTTCCAATGGGGTCAATCCAGGCAATCAATGCTTTGAGTGGCATAGATTTGAAATCAATTGAATCAGCTCGATTGATGGACAAAGCAAGATCAGCCGTTCCTGACCTTGCAATCAAACTCGCAAGCGTGAGCGAAAGCGAGGCACTTACTTTGGCTGAACAACTCATCACCGCCGTCAAATATGCACGCGCTATGCGCTCGCAGCCTTTGGCGACAAAATTGGAGTTGGTGAAGTAAGTTGGCAAATCCCAATGGTCGAAAAGGCGCACTCTTTGAAACTTCAGTAATGAAGTGGCTTAGAGAACGAGGGGTCAGCGCCGAGCGACTAACAAAGGCAGGAAGCAAGGATGAAGGTGACATTGTTTGTGTCGTTGCAAACAAGACTTACATCTTTGAGTTGAAAAACCGCAAGGCGATCACACTTCCTGCCTTTTGGGATGAAGCCATCACAGAAGCGAACAACTACGCATCAGCTCGTGGTCTTGAACAAACTCCACCTGCTTATGTCATAATTAAGCGCCGAAATGCCGGCATTGAAAAGTCATGGGTTGTTCAGGATTTAGAACAATGGCTTGGAACTAGGGAGTGAATTTCGAATACTTCTTCCCCACATTACCTTTGTTGTTACAGGCAAAATGCCGTGACATCGAAAACCCCGACATTTTCTTTCCTG